GACGACTAGAGTATCTTCATTCACCGTGAATTGGCTAGGTGTTAAATTATACTTCTCTCTGAAAAATGCAAGTACGACTTGCGGATCCATCTCTGTTTCTGAATATCTTAACATCATACCATAATTATAATCTCGACCATAACCTGCATCAGTTATAGTTGTGTTATACTTTCCATTAATATGATGATGTCTATGATTATCACTATCAAGCATTTTCTTGTTTTTCCCTTTCAGTATATTTCTGTCTTTTTCACCTTTGCTGAGTTTATACAAGAAATCTATATACTGTTGGTAAAAAGGCATGTTTTTCGCCCATCTTTCCATTGCTACTGCTTGATCATACAAATACTGACGTTTTTGCTCCGTGCTATATGCTAAAGCTTTCATAGAGTAAGCTCCTAGCTCTATGATTCTATCCCATTGTCTTACTATTTTAAATTTCTTATTATTGAAATCACATATCAAATGGGTAGAGCAAAAATCAAATGTCTCCAAAGTTCCGGTTGTTATAAACTTAATTATTATTCCTAAACCGTAATTCTTCCCTAAGTTTTGATTCTTCTTAGACCAGTATTTATAAAACTGTTGTTTCAGTAATTCAGCATCTGTTTCCTTCTTATAGAACACCACGAAATCATCTCCTTTGGCTAAAACTTTGACTTCTACTCCTGCTTTGTATGCCATAAATCTGCAGTAAGATGCCATTCGTGCTGTATTCATTAATGTAGTGTCCGGGCTTCCTGAAGTGACTGTTCCATCGATATTGATAGTTGCTACATTTCTTGTAACACCATTGTCAAAGTATTTTCCTGTGAGTTTCCTAAATCTTGCTGTAGATTTAGTTAGAAAGATATCTTTATCAACATGATATACATCATTGGCTATTAGTTGATAAATTTTTCTGTCTAAATATTTTAACTCGTAACTTTGTGTTCTATCAAATCCACTTCCATCACCTTGCAGCACATATTCATATCCCTCGTTATAATAACTAGCTATTTTATTTTCTAGTTGATTCCAATTCAATCCACCACAGTATCCTTCAAAATTTTCAGCGAATACTGCTTCCAATGCCCATGTAACTGGACCTAAGACATATTTTTCATCCGCATGTGGACCAGCTATTGCTCTGGTTTTGGGTAATCCACAATCGTTGTAGTTGTCTTTTGGTGAATCAACTAGCTGCACTTCTCTTTTACAAAACATATTATATTCGCTTGGTGTGTTTGTTATTTCTGTTACTTTATCAATTTCTGCTTGTTTCTTGTAATCGAGATGATTGTACCATTCAGTTGTAGAATAATCAAAGTCTGTTAAGATTTCAATTAATGGTGG